AGGTAATAGGAGAAACAATAAATGGGCATTTACTACAGAGTGGTTAGCTATTCGTCACCCTTCCAGTGTACCCCAGTCTGTGTGGATGAAACAGCACGGAGAATTATATTAAATTATATAAAAGGAGTCTTTGTATGAAATTAACCATTAATGAGCAATTTCAAGACGTAATGAATTTAAAATTTGTAGATTCTGTTTCGGATGCTTACAAATCAGAAACATACGGAACTATATATGCCTATTTAGGTAATGAAGTAGTAGGATACTTGGAATATACATTAGAGGACACGAACAAAATTTTTTATATTAGGATGATTGAAACTCGGCCTGAATATAGAGGAAAGGGAATTGCTACAGACCTATGTAGATATGTTAAAAATAATTATTCTGAATACGAACCTGATTTTGGACAAACTACCGCAGAAGGAGAAAAACTTAGAAAAAGAGTAACTAAGACAATCCCAAATAATTTTTATAAGCACATAAAATCTATTATTGATAAGATGAAGGTTGAACTCGCAGACATCGAAACAAAACTGGACAATTTGTACAATAAAGAAGATACCCTGGAATTACAAGACGCTGTTAATGAATTAGGAAATAAATGGCAAAATTTGTACGATAAAATATGGAATTTTGAACAGAAGTTACAAAAAATAAAACCGTCCACAACTATTTGGACAATTTAAAATCTTTAAATTTATATGATTTATAATAAAAAACTGAGGAATTTATAAAAATCCTCCTTACTTTAATTAGTAAGGAGGATTTTTTATTATGCTTGATTTAAATAATATTTCTAACATAACAAAAGAACAATTTGAACAACTAAATTCGGAAGAAAAGAAATTAGTTTTAACTATTTTAGAGGAACTTAGTAAGTATGGTAAATCAGAAACATTAGATGATCTATGGTATCAAGATTATAATGAAATACCTGTATCCATAGATGAATTTATATGCAATCCATACTATCTGGGTAAATCTACACGTAATGGTACTTCTATTTACCCATATTGGAGAACTAAATACAGGGAAGTATTTGATAATTCTTTAGGGTATGAAGAAGTTATATTAACAGGTGCTATTGGTGTAGGTAAGACAAGAACTGCTGTTGTATGTTTAGCATATATGTTATACAGAATTATGTGTCTTAAAAACCCTCAGGAATATTTTAAATTCAATGAAGGTGATAAAATCACTATATTCTTCCTTAATATTAACTTACGCTTGGCAGAAGGTGTAGGTTATATGACCTTACATGAGTATTTACTTAATAGTCCATGGTTTATGGAAAGAGGTACATCCACAGGTAGAACAAAAGTATTATATGTTCCTCCACATAATATAGGTATTACATTTGGTTCTAAATCAGATCATGCATTAGGTCAGCAGGTTTACTGTTTACATGGAGATACAGAAATATTAACAACTGATGGAATTTATAAAATACAAGATTTAGAAAACAAACAATTTAAAGTGTATACATATAATATAGATAACAATATTATAGAAATTAGTAATACTACAACCGCTATTAATACTACCACAACAAATGATTATTATGAAATTGAATTAGAAAATGGTTCTATTGTAAAGTGTACCGGTAATCATTTATGGTTACTTAAAAACGGCACTTATAAACGAACAGATGAACTTACTGTGGAAGACGAATTAGAAGAAATTAATTCAGATGTACTCGTTTAATATGTGGCATTAAATCTATATATTTCTTAACAATTTTTCCATTACATATATTAACAACTGTACTATACGTAATTTCAGGATAACCAATAGTTCTTAAATAACGGGTTAACAATCCAGATGTAGCAAATTCCAAATCTTTGTAATACCATAAATCATGTCTGCGCGATTTAGCTATGTTACTATGAATATCCTTTGATTTACCTAATACATATCCTTGTTTTATATAATCTTCTTTTAAATTTTCATTTATTTTAATAGTGGTATTATCTTTATACATATAAATCATATTAGGTAATCTGCCTAATACATATGTACTATCAACATCTAATAATTTTTTAAATTCTTCATCTACTACTAAATGTTCACTAATTCCGTTATTTACTCAATACGCTTTACCTTTTCTTTCATTGGTAGCATATTTAATATCACTCATTTGTTTACAGAATTGTGGTGTTACTAATTTTTTATGCTGTTCTGACATTCGTTGTTTAGCCTGTTCAGTGTGCTTCATACCTTTAAATGAATTTAATCCTCCAGGTGCTACATTATAAAACTTTGTACTTTTCGATGCGTTGTAATAACTAATCCAATATTTTTCACGTTCATCTAATTCTTCTTGTGTGGAACACCATTCTATTAATTCTACAGAAAAATTATTACGATGATATAGAGTTAGGTCGGGTCTTAATAAATCTCCAGAACCTTTATAAGTGTCATTAAATTCTGTAGCTTTATGTTGTCCTATATATTTCATGCCATTAATATTGTTAGTGGTCATATAAATATATCCGAATTTTTCTTTATTGTTCATAATAATAAACCCCTTTAATATAATAATAAGTACAATTACTGTATTTATATTATACAACATAATAAATAAAAAGTCAACCATTATCTTATAATTTACGGAGGTTTTAATGAAAATTAAAAAAATTACACACATCATAACTGAAAAACCTATAAAATTTTATGATGTTATAAATGTGTGTCCAAATCATAATTATTTTGTTTTGTGTAAAAGTAACAAATGTGATGTACCTAAATATAGTATAATTGTGAATCATAACTGTGCGTTCATGGATGAGGTAGATTTCACTAAAGGTGGAATTAAAGGCGGAGATGTTATGAATGCCCAAAATGGTATTATGCAAGCCTATACTACTATTAAAGAACGTATTAATTCCCGTTTTATTAAAAATGGTGTTCAATACGGTAGATTATTCTTAGTATCTTCTAAAAAATCCGAACATGACTTTATAGAAGCTTATGTTAGAAAAATGAAAGCTGAAGGACAGGACGAAAAGATGCTTATTGTGGATGAACCACAGTGGGTAATTAAACCCGAAGGTACATTCAGCAAAGAAACATTTCCTGTAGCTGTAGGTAATAGATCCTTAAAATCTCGTGTACTAAAGGAAGATTTATCGGAAGAAGAACGTAAAGCATTAGTTAAACAAGGTTATGAAATATTAGATGTACCCGTTAGTTTAAAGCAGAGTTTTGTTATTGATGTTAATACAGCATTAATGAACTTAGCTGGACGTTCTGTTGTGGGTGCCGTTAGTTTCTTTAATTTTGATATGTTCTCTAAATGTTACATACAAGATTATCACAATCCATTTACTACAGATATCTTAACTATAGGATTAAACGATGATTTACAAATAGCAAATTTTTTTGAAATAAACGATATTCCTCCTGCTATAAGAGCTATGCCACAATTTATACACATAGATGCTTCCTTAACAGGAGACAAAACAGGTATATCTTCTGTGGGTTGTTCTGGCCTAAAGGAAACTGTGCAATATAGTGGTGCCCAAGAAATATATAGTCAAGAATTAACATATAAACATATATTCTCTGTAGATATACAAGCTCCACAAGGTACAGAAATATCATTTGAAAAAACACGACAATTTATATATTTTCTAAAAGCCTCTGGATTTAATATACGTGCCGTGTCTTTGGACGGATTCCAATCTGCCGATATGAAACAAATGTTATTAGCTCAGGGATACGATGCTTCTATTGTTTCTTTGGATAAAACACCTCAAGGTTATTTAGCATTACGTTCTGCCATGAATGATGGTAGAATAGGATTAATACAAATTGACTTATTAGAAACAGAGTTAATACAGTTACAAAGAGATGTACAAACAGGAAAAATAGATCACCCAGTTGATGGTTGCTTTACCGGAGAAACATTAATACATTTATCCAATAATACATATGTACCCATACGAGAATTAGTGGGTAAAACAGATATTTATACATATGGAATAACTAAAAATATTGTAAAACCCGTAAAGATAAAAAAAATATGGGTTACAAAATATGTAAATACGTTAATTAGTATTACATTAAATAATAGTGTATCTGTTAGGTGCACAGTTAATCATAAATTCCTACGTGAGGATAACCAGTATGTAGAAGCATATAGATTACACAGTGGAGATTTATTAGCTGGGTATAATGAAACACTTATAATAACAGATATAAGAATAGTTAAATTGGATCAGTCTATTCCTGTATATGATATGGAAGTACCCGAAACTAATAATTTCTTATTAGGTGCAGGTGTATTTGTTCATAATAGTAAGGATATGGCAGATAGTTTAGCAGGTGCTTTATGGAATGCTACATTACACAAACAGAGTTTAATAGATGGTTTACAACTATTAGAAAGTGCTGTGGATGTAAACGATTTAGTAGATCCTCGACAGGAATTACTAAATGACTTACAAACAAGTATGGTTAGTAATAGAAATTCCACACAGACAACTGCTCAATCTAAATTGGACGAACTGTTATACGGATTTGAAAATTCTGATATTATTGGATGGTAAGGAGGATTACCTTGGGATTTATACAAAATTTATTTGAAGACAAATTAAAAATAAAGTTTGTTAAGAATAATAATGAATTTACAGGTGTTCCTATTACATCTGATAAAGAGGATATTACATATAAACAGATAAATGATATTGGTAGTAGTAGTTTACTGGATGGAGAAGCTATTGCTACATTTCGTCGTTTATCTTCCAATAGGCAAGAAAAATATACTTCATATGAAAATATGTTAACGGATGCCACTATTGCTGCAGCAATGGAAATGTACGCAGATGATGCCACACAATATGATCCTAAAAAAGGAAAAATTGTATGGGTAGAAGCAACTGACCCGGATATTGCTAAAGCAGCTAATAGATTAATTGATGTATTACAAATTAATGAGAAGGCATGGAAACATATTTACTCTCTTTGTACATACGGAGATTTATATTTACGTATATACAGAGAAGGTGATACCGCAGATTATGAAGATATTTTAAATGTTCAGCCTGGAGTTATTAGAACTAAAGTACAGGACACATCACGTCCAATGGAAGAATACATTGAGTATGTAGAGGATCCTTCCACTATATATGATTTACAGATTAAAGATAAAACTTCTGGATTTGTAAGAATGCATACTACTACTAACACACAAAATGCTAATAGTTACATTCATAATACTATAGGAGTACATCAAGTAAGTATAAATAATGTGGATTTCTATGATAGAAGAAGTTTTGTTCATATAAGTTTAGCGGAGTCCATTAGTAGAACTCCGGAATACTTAGCTATAAGTGACCCGGAAAATAATAGCACTACTGTATATAAAGTAAAGTCTGGAAAATCTATATTAGCGGATGCCTATGAAGCTGCACAAACTGTTAAACTATTGGAAGATAGTATGTTATTAAGTAGATTAACAAAATCGGCTTTAATACGATTACTTCAAATAGAAGTTGGGGATATGCCTAAACCGGAAGTGGAAAATCTATTACGTCGTGTTAAAAACATGATAGAGCAAAAAATAGCACTAAATAAGAATAACGGCGAAGCACGTTCTTATAATTCTCCAGGTCCTATGGAAAATATTATATATTTTCCAACTAAAGAGGGTAAAGGTGCTATTACCTTAAATAATTTAGGTGGAGACGTTAATGTTAAAGATATAGCAGACATTGAATATTTTAACAATAAATTATTATCTGCTTTAAAAACTCCTAAACAGTTTTTAAATTATGATTCTCCAGAAGGTTTAGGTAACGGTACTTCACTTACTAAAATAAGTTCTCGTTACGCACATACTATTATGAGAATACAAAGTGCTTATAAAGCAGGTATTACAACACTATTAAATTTATTCTTTTTAGATAAAGGTTTAGAATATATTAATAAATTTACAGTAAAAATGGTTTCTCCCGCTACTATAGAGGATATAGAGCGAGACGAACAGATGTCGAATCGTATTAATCAGGTAAGTGACATACTTAATTTAATTTCGGAAGTAGTAGACGATCAGGGTAAGATAGATACTTTAGTTCATTTACTTAGTGAATACCTAAACCTTTCTGAAATAGCTGGTATTATACAAGATCATAATATATTAGAATCTACAGGTTCTGATGATATTGAATTTGATGATATTGGTGGTGGTCGAGGAGATACATATAATAATTTTGGATCTCCTTCAGATGACTTCGATAGGAATGATAATTTTAGTGTTAGCGAACCAGATATGGATGTATCTCCGGAACCTGAAATTAGTCCAGAACCTGATGTAACACCCGAAACATAAGACGATTTATAATTGGAGGATTTTAAATCAATGCTTATAAATAGACATGATTGTTACAATATTCTATTTGAATTACAATCACAGGGGCAGGATGTTCAATCTGATATAAAAGAATTTATACACAACAAAAATTATATTCCAAAATGTGTTGTTACATACTTGAAGGAAAATAATTATGTGGTTATTGAATTTTACAACAGATTGAATAATAAGGCCCATAAGATAATTAAAGAAGTACTTAGTTGTGATAATAAACCTGTTTCTACATATATAAAAATAGCTACAAGTATTATTACTCAAGCCACTATTACATTGGAACATATGGATAAGGATGACATAGAATTACAGAATACACTTATTGAGAATTTACATTTGTCTGAATTATCCACTGCTTTAAATTTATATTTCAGTACAGGTAATTTTACAAACCTTGTAAACACAATTAAGGAAACACAACAAGATATAAAATGTATACTAGATAATTAAATTATTCTATATACATTTATATAATATAAATTTCTTACTCAGTTAGGGGTGATATAAATTGGCTGTATTAATAGAAACAAGGCTTAATGCATTAAAACTAAATGAAGATGCTAAACCTCGGAAAGGCTGTTTAGGAAGACTGGAAGGAATATGTGCAGATTTTAGAAATCCTACCCGAAATGGTAGATTATATCCTTTGCAGTTATGGAAAAATGTTTTTAATGATCCTATATTTAAAGAATCATTAGAATCAAAAACACTATTAGGTGAATTAGACCATCCTGAGGACAGACTTGAAGTATTAGCAGGAGAAGCTTGTATAGTAATGACTGATTATCGTATAGACGAGGATGAAGGAGTTGTATATGCAGGTTTTGATATATTAGATACTCCAAGAGGTAAGATACTTAAAACACTTTTAGACTATGGGTGTGTAATGGGTGTTTCAAGTAGAGGTCAAGGTGATATATCTAATACATCCGATGGAGAAGTAGTTGATGCTGATACATATGATTTTGCTTGTTTTGATGTGGTAACAACACCAGCAGTAGAAAAGGCAAGACAAAATGTAGTAGAATCTGTTAAAAAGACAAAATGTTTTGTGGAGTCCATTAAACAACAGATTTCAGAAGCAGAAACTATAGGAGATTTAAACGCTATTAAGCGTGTTGTAAATCTTACACAATCAGCTGAATCAGATTCATTACTTGAATCTATTCAAAATAAATGTGATTCTATTAAAGAGGGTAAAACTATTACATCTAACAGTAACGAATTACACAATACAGAAATAGTGGAAAATGTAACAAAAGTAGATAGTACACAAACTACTAATAATCAGTCCGCTAAAACTATTAGGGAGCAAAAGGAATTATTTAGTTGTTTAAATGATATGCGTAAACAAATATCTGCTTATAAACACAGAGAATCCAGACTATTAAAAGTTATTGAAAGTAAGGACTTACAAATAACTAAATTAGAATCATGTAAAGAGCAATTAACAAGTTCTAAATATGTTAACGGTAAATTACAAAGACAAGTGGAACGTTTACAGAATTATTCTAATAAACAAGCCACAATGTTTAAAGAATCCGTTAACACAAAAAAGAAACAGTTATCTGATTTAAATAATGTGTTAACAGATACAACTGCTGAATTAGATAATACAAATAATAGGTTATCTCGTATAACTGAAAAGTATAATAATGCTACAAAAAGTATTAATACTTTACAGCAGGAACTATACTCAAAAGATTCACATATTAAGAAACTTGATAATGTTGTTAGAACTAAAGATGATAAAATTAACAGTTTACAGGAATCAGTTAAATCCTATAAACATAAAATAAGTACTAACGAAAATACTATTGCTCAATTAAATAATGAAATACAAACATTAAATGAAAAATTACAGACATTGGTTACGGATATGAATATATCTGAACAAGAATCTACAAAAACTGCCGGTCAAATGGAGTTAGAGATTAACCAATATACTGAATTAGTGGATTCGCTTCACAATCAAGTTAATACATTGAAATCCGAGTTAAATGAATCTTCTACAAATAGAAAGAAACTTGAAAATAGAATAAATAAACTTAATGAACAATTAAGTATGTATCAACAAAATTATGTTAATACTAAATCCAGACAATTTGGTATTGACGCAGATTCAGTTAAAAAATTCGTGAATGCTGATACAACTGTTTCTCAAGTTAATAAAATAGTAGAAGAACTTCAACAAACAAAGGATAGATATGCTAAACTACCAATTAGTGAAAGTGTTCCTAAAGGAGTAACACTTAAATCTTCTGATATAACAACTACTGTGGAAGACGACGAATCCGCAAGACTTACAAGATTTGTAGAGCAGGTAACCAATGCTCATAAATAATATTTAATAAGTTTATAATGAAAGGAAGATACTAATTATGGCTAAAACAATTAGCGCAGAGGCTATTCTGAATACTCCTCAGAATCAGTTAAACCTTAAGAAATACGCTGAGCGTATTAAGATTGCAGAAAGTGTTCAAAAGAAGAGTGGTAAGTCATTTGGCTTTGAGCAGAAGGTTGCACTTGCTACTATGCTTGAAAACACAAGAAAGATTATGGAAGCTGCTGGTCAAGGTGCTACAAACAGTTCTAACATTCCTTCAAAGACATTCTTTATGGATATGGTAACAGCTGTTGTTCCTAACCTTATTGCTTCTGATATTGTATCAACACAGGCTATGGAGTCTAAGGCTTCTATCGTTTCTTATTTACGTTACCTTTATGGTACTGATAAGGGTGCTACTGTAGCAGGTACAATGTTTAACAACTCACTTTACACAGGTAAGTCTGATCCTAATTACTCTTCACGTTTAATCGTTGATGAGCAGGTAGTAGACGGTGTAAACTTTGAGTATTCACCAATCCTTCCTGGTACTATAGTAATTACACTTCCAGACAATACAACTGTTATTGATAACGGAACAGGTAACTTAGTAGATCCTTCAACAAGTGCTCAGGTTGGTACTATTAATTATGCTACAGGTGCTTTCACTTGTGCTACAGCAGCTGAAGGTACTACAGCAAGATATGAATACAACAATGAACAGGTTCCAGACCTTAAAGTTCCTGAAATCACACTTACACTTGCACAGATTCCAATCTATGCTAAGAGTAGAAAACTTGCTGCTTACTGGGGCTTTGATGCAGCTTATGATCTGAAGCAGCAGTATGGTGAAGACATTACAGAAATCATGGCTACACAGGCTGCAGCTGAAATTAGCTATAAAGAACTTGTAGCATAACAAAGTGATTTGTTATGAAAACCTCGTGAACTGCTGGAAAGCCTTATTAGAAGTCGTATCGCTAATATGGTAATCAGCATCGAAGTCTTAATTAATTACATCATCCGAAAGGAAAAACAATGTTTGGTTATATTTACATTACCACTAATAAAATAAATGGTAAACAGTATATAGGACAACATAAAGCTTCCAAGTTCGAAGGTAATAAATATTTGGGTTCGGGTAAAATATTACATTTAGCAATTGAAAAATATGGCGAAGAAAATTTTGAAGTTCAATTAATTTGCGAATGTGAGTCAAGAGAAGAGCTTGATGCTAAAGAAGAATATTACATAGAAGAGTATAATGCACAAGCAGATCCCAAATTTTATAATATTAGACGTGGTGGTGAACGTGGTCCGGGTGGCCCAATGTTTAAAGGACATAAACATACAGTTGAAACCAAACAAAAGATGAGTAATGACCGAAAAGGTTCGGGTAATTCAAATTATGGTAATCATTGGCACCAATCAGATGAACTAAGAGCTTTACATAGTAAGTTATCTTCCGGTGAAGGTAATGGTATGTGGGGTAAAAAACATTCTGAAAAGGCTAAACAACTAATAGGTGCTAAGAATCGTGAAAAACTCAAAGGACGAAAGTTAATAAGTAAAGACGGTGTACGAAAGTTTGTACATCCAGAAGAATTACCTGAATATTTAAATAATGGTTGGAATATGAGTGCTACTGATTGGCATAGAAAGAGATGTAATAATTAAGAAACGTTCAGAGACTATCGAAAGCTATATAACTGCATTTGTAGAAATACATAAAAACATATATTGTTGGCAGTTTGAAATAACCAAGTGAGTAGAGTACAGCCAAATCGTGGTTAGTAATAAGGCGATATTAACCTTATGTAAATCTATTAAATGGAAGTGCGAGGGTTCTGTATATAATGGTAACAGTTATAACAGAACATGATATAGTCCGAACTTAGGTGAAATATATAAGCCTAAGAGATATGTTAAAACGTACATATCGTAACATAATGGAGATTGATACGGAAATTGTGAATGATCTTGTAAGACTTGCAGGTGCTGGTGCAGAGCTTTCATGGAGTAAGATTCCTCCTACAGGTGTAAACATTATTGATCACTATGATAGTTTTTGGGTTAAACTTACAGAAGGTTCTAAGATTGTATTCCAGGAAACTCAAAGAGTTCAGCCTAACTTCATTGTATGTGGTACTAATGTTGCTGCTGTTATTGAAGTTATGAGACAGTTTGATGGTACAGGTGGTACAGACGGTGTAGGTCCTCACTTTATTGGTACATTAGGCGGCAAGTACAAGGTATATGTAGTTCCACTAATGCAAGAGGATACATTTGTAATGGGTTATAAAGGATCTAACTTCCTTGAAACTGGATTAACTAAAGAAGTTGCAATGGCAGCGTAAATAGTCCAGTATAAACTCTGTGAATTGCTGGAAAACCTTACGGAAACTAATAATAACGTAAGACAATCAGCAGCCAAGTTCTAAAAGGTATGTTCAATTGACTTTTATGTATATTTATGTTATAATTACATTATAATAACAATTAAATATGAAAGGAAACTGAACTATATATGGATATATTTATTTAACTGAAAACTTAATTAATCATAAAAAATACATTGGTAAAAAATCGTCTAAAAAATTTTTGGGTACTAAATATTTGGGTTCTGGAAAAATACTTACGCAGGCAGTAAATAAATATGGTAAAGAAAATTTTACTGTAACTATGTTGGACACTGCAGAAAATTTAGAGGAACTTAATCAAAAGGAAATATATTATATTAGTAAGTACAATGCCCAAGAAGATACAAACTTTTATAATATATCAAAAGGTGGATTAGATGGAGGTCCATTATTTAAAGGACATAAACATACAGATGAAACTAAACAGAAAATATCTAATAAGGTTAAAGGTACCAAAAACGGTTTTTATGGTAAACATCATTCAGAAGAATGTAAGAAGATTATGTCCGAAAAACGTAAACAGAGAATTACTTCAGACGAAACAAGATTAAAAATGTCGGAAGCTCGTAAAGGTATTAAGTTTACGGAGGACCATAAACGTAAAATAAGTGAGGCCCAGAGGGGTGAAAAAAGTAACAACTGGGGCAAAACACTTTCCAATGAAGTTAAACAAAAAATATCCAATACAGTTCATAATCAAATATGGTTAAACAATGGTATACATTGTATAAGAGTTCCAAAAGAGGATCTTGAACATTATTTAAATAATGGTTATGTGAAAGGTAGATTACCTTTTAGAAAAGGTTCAACGACTATCGAAAGCAAATCTGATAATAGAAATATTACAGAGGACAAGTGAGTAGAGTACAGCCAAGTGGTTAGCCGTAAAATGATATTAGTTTTGCATAAGTCTATTAAATGGAAGTGCAGAGATTTTAATAATTGGTAATAGATTATTAAAATATGATATAGTCTGAACATTATGGTAACATAGTGAAATATAACGAAAACGGTTATATTGTAACAAATAATTAAATATACAATATGTATAATAATTACAATTGATATTTACGCTCCGTATATGCCGATCCTCAGTACAGATTTACTAATGCCTGCTGACTTCAAAGGACAGCAAGGTTATGCTACTTCTTATGGTAAGAAGATGGTTAATAGTAAGATGTATATCAGAGGTAAGATTGTTGGTTAATCTTAACTAATTTATATGATGTAGTTCCTAATAATTAATTTTATTAGGAACTACATAACAATTATATTAAATATAAAAAACTTTTTGAAAGGATGAAATAATATGGCAACTATTACAATTACTAATGTATTAACAAAAGTAATTTCTGATGCTACTGGTGTAGAAGCTGTTATCAGTCCTACTGGTATTACTAAGCCTTGCACTCCTATTCAGGAATACGTTGGAGATATGGCAACTATTGTTGATGGTACTCTTTTAATTCCTGCTTATAATAAAGTTCAGATGCTTTCTATTCCTTCTGGTGCTAAGACAACTTTTGAAGTAACTGATCCCAGGGAGATTAACTACTGGGAAAATATTAAGGTTGACGGTGCAAAAGTAGAAGTTGAAAGCGGTAACATTGCTTTAGTAGAAGAGTATGCATATACAACAGTAACATTTACAGGTGAGGGTACTAAGGAATCTCCTTATGTTCCAGCATTTGCTGCTGATACATTCTATAAGTTAGAAGGTAAAGAGTATGTAGCACTTTCTACTGAACCCGATGATTGGGGTACTGCTGCTAACAAGTACTTCACAAGAAAGGCTAATACATTACCTACAAATAATGTATGATAACAATGCATATAAAATAGTTTAACTATTTTATTATAGTGGATGTAATAAGGTGGAGTCATCCTCCGCTCCACCTTATGAACCACTTATTTAAATATTGAAGGAGAAAATTATTTATGAAGTTTTTAATAAGAAATACCACTAATGAAGATAGATTTATTACAAGATTTGGTGGCATAAGAATATGTATTCCTGCTAAAGATTTTATTGAGTTTGATAGTGATAACTCCATGGAATGTAACTACTGGCAAACTATTAAAAACGTTACAGGATTAGACGTTGTAACAGATATAAGCAGAATTCGTTTATATAACAAACTTAAACAAGCCGGAAAATATAATGTTACTAATACATCTAATACCACTACTATTAATAATGCTACCGTGGATGTAATAACACCTGCAGAACAGGTAGACGATAATAATAGTATACAGGTAGACGTAATAGATAATCCTAATGTAAGTAGTAATAGTGTTACTGAAATTTCAGAACCAGAGGTACTTCAAGATGTTGTGGAATTGGAACCTATTACAGTGGATTTAGAGGAAGTACCTGCACAGATTAATGAACCCGTTACTATTAGCGAACAAGTTAATGAGGATGGTAAATCTGTAGCGTATACAGAAGAGGAACTTTCTAATATGTCCAGGGAAGAGTTACAAGAAATTTGTGAAACTTTTGAAATTCCTTATAAAAAGAATAATTCCGTAAATACACTAATTACAAATATAATGAACTTTCAAAATAGTGAGGAATAATTAAAATGACATTAGCCGAGTATACTGATGAAATAGCATTTCAATTAGGTGGTACTGTACTTGATTTAGAAATTGCTAATGATTTACCTAGATGTGTAAATAGAGCATTTAGGGAAGTTAAGAGATACATAACAACACCTGCTTATATGACTATTCCATGGAATAGTGCTAACGGTGGCAATACTATTAATTTAAAGGATAAGAATGTATATAGTATTATAAATGTAATGCGTTCAAGTTCATATAATAGTTTATCTGTTAATAGTTTGGATGTATTTGGCTTAGCTCAGTCATATTCAGCCGTAACTAATTTGGATGCATATATGAATAGAATGCTTAGATTACAGCAAATGAATACTATATCTACAGATTTAGATTTTGTTTGGGATGCTCATAGGAAGCAATTATCTGTTACTATGAATCCTCCGTATGATAACCAAATTACTATTGCATATGTTCCAGATTATCAATCCGTAGAAGAAATAACAGAAGTATATTGGGTTGATATTATTTTAAAACTGTCTACAGCATATGCTAAACAGGTATTAGGTAGAATAAGAAGTAAATATAGTTTAAATTCTGCTCAATATGGTTTAGATGGTGAGACATTACTAAATGAAGCCAAAGAGGAAATAACTGAGATTACTACATATCTTAGAAGTAATGTAGACTTAGCTTTTCCCATTGATTAAAAATCTTTTATAAAGGAGAATAAAATTATGGCAACTTTAAATGTATTTGAGCTTACAAACGAAGCTCTTAAGAATGCACGTATTACAGAATCTAAGAAAACTTCTAAGAAAAAGAAAGTTGTTAAGGAATCTAAAAAATTTGGCAAACAGTTTAAGTCTTTTGGCAAGATTCCTGCTAACAAATTACAACTCGAGTCTTTAAGTTTCGTTAAGGAAGCTGAAGAAAATGACGAGGTTATTGATTACACTCCTGAAGAGGATGTAGTACTTGTAATTGATCCAGAAATGGAAGAGACTCCAGAAACAGAGGAAGAGGCAGAGGAAGCTGCTGAAGAGCTTATAGGTGATTATGTTTGCAAGTGCTCTATTTGTGGTGCTAACTATGTATGTGACTGTGAAGATGTTACAGAGGATCTTGAAGTAGAAGACGGTGAGTGCCCTGTATGTGGTGAAACTGGCGAACAGATTGTTGTCGGTGAAATCACTCCTACAGAAGACACTACAGCTGACACAGACGCAGATGAGGACGAAGTTGTTATCGATGATGACGACGTTGAGGATGACGAGTTCGTAGATACAGAGGATGAGACCGATGATGACTTTGCTGACGATGATTCCGATGTAGATGTTAATGTTAATATTAACCTGGACGACGAAGATTCTGATGTGGCAGAAGAGGATGAGGACGAGTACGAGGAATCAATTTCACGTGCTAAGCGCAGAACTGCTATGCGTAGAGAATCCAAGAACCGTGCAGTTGCAAGACGCAAGCTTCGTAAGGAATCTCGTAAACCTGTAAGACATGGTATTCGTAATGAGGCCAGAGTACTTCCAAGACGTACATCTAAGAATACTGCAAAAGCTTACAACTTTGATGATACTACAATGAACAGAATGCTTACTTCTTTTGCTAAGGAGAATTATGATAATGTTCGTTTTGTTAGAATAAATAACGCTAAATGTGTTAACGGTAGACTTACACTTGAAGGTGTAGTAGTTACTAAGAAGGGTTCAAAACGTTCTACAAAGTTTGTATGTGAAAACTTCCGTCCTAATAAAGTAGTTTCTGCTAAGTTCCGTGAAATCGGTGCTTTTACAGAAAGTGCTGTTTCCAAGGCTCCTGCATTTACAATTAACTTCAAGACTGTTGGTAATACAATTAAGCCTGTAGCTCTTAAATATGATTATGTAGTTAAGGAAGGTAGAAGCAATTATGCTGTACAAGGTCGTGTTATGAACGAGTCTGTAAAGCGTAACAAGAGAACTAAGTAATTTTAATAATAACTAATATAAAAATAACTATTGGAAGATTAATATCTTCCAATAGTTATCATATTTAAGGTTTAAAAGGTGTTTTATATGATTGATGAATTTAATGAATATAAAGCACCTTTAAACGAAGTTACACGTTGGGATATATTAAGACGTTCCCAGAGAGAAGCTCCTAAACGATTTGATAAGAAAAAATATTATAAAGCCAAAGACTTTAATAATGTTGATTTCAAAGATCTATTTGAAAATAATAACTTTACATGGAGCTCTCGTGTCGGTGATTATATTGTAACATTATCGTTTGAAGGGGCTTTTGATATATTACGATGGAAGGTTAAGTCCTGGTCGGGTACCAACAGATGGAAAAGATTAAATCATAAATTACTTACAGATTGCCTAACTGAAGCATTAGATAGACGTGATTTATATATTGACTGCAGCTGTCCAGATTTTTGCTATCGTTTCTCCTTTTGGGCCACTAAAGCAAAATGTAAATATGGTATACAACAAAATGTAGCTCCTAAGGTACGTAATGTACGAAATAATAAAGGTTATTGCTGTAAGCATATTTTGTCTGTTCTATATGGTAAAAGATGGGTACCTGCTGCTGCTAAAAAGTGGTTACAATTTATACAACAAAATCCAGATTTAGCAGAATGGTATATATGGGAACAATATAGTAAGAAGTCTAACAATAGACGTAACACCTATCAAAATTCAGACACAAATGAAGAGGATTAAAGGAAGTGATGTATAATGGGATTATTAACTCGTAACGATGCTACATTATTTAGAAAGTACTTTAAAGAAATGGCTAAATTACGGGGTATCCATGTTATTTATCAATATCCTATTGAAATGCAATTTTCCAACTATGCAGAAGAAGACCCTACAGGTTTTTCCGAAGATATTCCAATGGACATAATATTTGAAGAAAATCCAAAAATGAATACATTACGTAAATATGGATGGGTTACAGAATCTTCAGAAGATAAACCGTATATGGCACAATTACCTTATGATGCTCCTAATTTATGTAAAGGATGTAGAATACTAATACCGTCCCCTTTTCCTGCTACACCCCATAGAACATTTGTAATAACTGAAATAACAGGTAACTTAGAATTTCCAGATAACTGGGTGTGTAAGGTAGCTCCAGTATTTCATGATAAACCTTCCAAACCCGCCGATTATACAGATACTAATTATAATTTTATAAAAGGTAAGTAATATGAAATTTATAATACCTATTAAGAAAGAAACTAATGAATCCATAAATGATTATTATAATAAATGTAATTTATGGTTAATAGTGTTCAAGCAATGTTTATTCAACAATATTAATAAATCCAAACTAACTCATAGAAATGATTTATTGACACAGGTACCTTGTATAGATTGGGTAGATAATATAACTGAATGTAGTGTAATTACTTTTATTAATTTATATATAAATAAACTAACTTGTTATTACGATTACTTTGAATGTTGTTGTTACTACAAAGTATCTGAAAATATTAGATGTCCTGGTACTAAAAATTCATTAAATAAGATTATACGTATATTAGAATATGGAACATTGGAATTACCTCCTTTATTCTGGGCCAGGAAGTCATTCCACGATTTTATAGAAAGTACGTTATATATAAAAAATAAATAAACATTTTAACATACATTAATTATTGAAGCAGACAGGAGGATAAATATATGAGTGTTCACAGATATGACAAAGCAATAATAGATCATTTTAGAGAAATATTTGATGATACACGTATTCATATACTTCCTGTGGAACAAGCTATTAGATTTACAGGTCAACTTCGACAGGACAATGTAAAATTTCCTCTAATATCCACAAATAGGTTAGGATGGTCCATTCGTACAAATGATATTAATTTTAACGCCTTACGTACAGGTGGGTATCAGAATCGCAATGATAATGGAACTAATACATTTGCACAAACAATTCCCATACGTATTAACTATCAAATGGATGTTTTTACTGTAGATAAAATATCTGGAGACGAGTTAGTCCGTGAGTTAGTATTTCATATTTTGCAAAACCCTACATTACAAGTAGAGGTTCCTTACAAAATAGGAATGAAGCACGTATTTAATATTTTTCTGGACTCCGATATTGTAGATAATTCTGATACA